TCCGCGTCGCTGTCGAGGAACTTTTTGAACCAGTGATCGGGCCTGTCCGGGTTGCAGGTGCCGTCAAAGCAGGCCCCCGGCTTGTCCAGGCGGCTCTTGAGCATCTGAAAGACGCCCTCGGTCCATGTGGTCACCTCGTCGCCGTAGCAGTAGACCAGCCCTGCGCCTTGCAGTTTGCTCACCTGGTTGACCTTGTCGGCCCCCAGCGCCCAGCACTCACGGCCAAACAGTTTGACCTTGTTATTGCTGCCAATATTACCGACCAGCGCCGGTGTCCAGATTTGACGCAGCGGGTCAAGGATATTGCGTTCCAGGGTTCCTTTGGTGTTTCCCAGCAGCAGGATCAGCCCGTCACTGCCGGCGTTGCGGATGCGATAAGGGATTTTGTAAAAATCGAGGTATGTTTTGCCGGACCGCGCCGCGCCATAACTGATATTCCAGCGGTGCTTTTCGTTGATGCTGCCTTGCCAGACTTCTTTTTGCTTGTTCGAAAACTCAATCCCCATCATCTTCGGCCATTTTCCGGCTCACGCCATCGAGGATAGCGTCGAGCTTAGTCAGCGCGTCGGCCGAGGCGGTATCGTCGTCCTTAAACATGCCGACATGCTTCCCGATGAGCTCCAACGCCCGCGTTTTGTCATGGAATTTTATCTCAATGCCGTTCGGCCCTTGTTTGAT